GTGCAATCCAAGGTGCAGCAGGCTGAGTCTGAGGTCAACACTGAATACAGCAATGGAACGATTGATCCATTCAAGTTGATGGCCTATTTCAAGTTGGGCATTGGGTTCCAAGTGAAGATCAAACAGGCCAATGATCTTGCGGGACTCGGTTAAAGTCATTGGATTGTGGGACCAGGGATGGTTCGAACCCGAAGTGGAGTATCGGTTGTGGAGATTCCCACTTCGGGATTTTGAGGTAGATGACTGGTACATGATTCCAGTTCTGCCTGGGGTGCCTGATCGTGTGAAGCAGGTGCCCGCAATTGAATATATCCTGGCGAGTCATCAAGACTATGAGGTGGTGGCGGTTGATGAAAAGGGTCAGGAAGACTTGCCTGAGTTCAAGCATCCCAGACGTGCAATCTATGTTCTGGGACGTGCAGGACGTAGGGCCACAGATGTAGTTCCCAATGTTCGCAGTGTGCGCATTCCCACTCCAGTCAATTTGGCACTTCTTTGGCCCCATCAAGCAATTAGCGTTGTGCTGTACGACAGATGGTTGAAGATTAGCAATTGTGGAGGTTGATGGTTGATATTATTTGACGTATTAAATGTGTTGTGAGTTGTGAGGGCTAACTATAGTCTATAGGAGGATCAAAATGGCTGATTTTGTTTTCAACATTTCAAAGGGTCGTGTGGCGGAGTTTTATAACCGTGTACAGACTAATGATCCGGCCAATAGTGGATTGGTGGTGGTGGCGATTACTACTACGGCGGCGGATTCTACTTTGATTGATCTGGATACTTTGGCGGGTATTTTGGGAGATGCCAACACTGCTGAGGTGACTAACACTGGCTATTCTCGTAAAACGCTGGTGGACACTGACTTGGTAGCGTTGTCTCCGGATGATACTAATGATCGAATGGTGCTGGATTTGCCAGATCTAGTCTGGACTGGGGTGGCGTCAGGGGATAACTGGACTGATCTGATCATTTGTTATGATCCTGACACTACTGCAGGCACAGACAGTGATCTGATTCCGTTGACTCTGCATGACTTTGTGATTACACCTGACGGTTCTGATATTACTGCAACGATCAACAACTTCTACCAGGCCAGCTAATAATGCCAGCAATCACCCTACAATTGATTGTGCAGGTGCCCAACAATAGTCTGCCTCTGAAATTGCACCGACACAGGCACAAAGTAGGGGACATCATTGCTGTGCATAGAACTGCTGACTATGCAACTTTTGATGGTGCTGAGTGGAGATGGAATGAGCCTATCTCTCCTAAATGGGCGATGGTTCATATCTCTAACTTCCCTACCAGTCTGCTGCCCAAGCTGCAACGGCTTAGGGAGCGTATTGGGCAGTTAGAAACGATACAGCGCCGGTTCCCCATTGAGCGTAAGGCAGATATCGAAGCCTATATTGCTTCAGGGGAGCGGGTGTCGAGATTTATTGGTGCGCCCACGTATGTAGGGGAGGATGCTACAACAGTCACTTACCAAGGAACAATTGCAACCACAGCACGGCTGAGACGGCTTCGCATAGATCTTTCTCAAGCACCCACTTTTGTTAAGAATAAGTTGAGGATTGATCGTGAGATAACGGTTACGTGGGGTCAAGTGAGGGGCTATATTCGTCGCAAGGTCATTGTTGACTTGAATAATCCAGATTTGGATGATGAAAGCAATGCACTGACTGACACGGATCTGTAAATGGCCGTTCGTACCAGATATGTCAACACAGCCTCTACCCCAGGAGGTGATGGCACTACTAACAATACTAGTGGTGCGAACCGTGCCTACGCCTCTTTGGATGAGTGTTTGACTGCAGAGGCTGGAGATCTGGGTGGAGATTCGCTGCTCATTTTGTGCGAAGGCACTGCTGCTGACGTCACTGCTACGACAGTTACTGGATTTTCAAACTACGCCAAGATCACTATTCAGGGCAATAATACGGCTGCTGGGCGACATCCTGGGTATTACAGCACTTCCCACTATAGAATTGAAGATAAAAATGATTATGGCGCCATTATAGACATACAACAGCCTAATGTTGAGGTTATTGGCATCCAAACCTATGCGCTTTCCACTTCTGACACTGTTTATGAAGGTGGAATAGAACTGAACAATGGTGGAGCCGGTGCAGGAACTACGCTGATTCGTGAAAATATTGTTCGGATGAACAATACTGGAAGTGGGGATGCATTAGCTGGTGATGGTGAAGCTGGTGACAACATATTCATAATTAACAATGTTGTTTATGATGCTAACAATTGTTTGTCGTTTGATTATACTAATGCAACTCAATGGACTGTCTACAACAATACTGTCATCAATAGTAATGGTTCTGCCATCTGGATAGAAAGTGTTGGTACTCTATATCTTAAAAACAATCTAGTCAAGTCTTCCACTACTAATTATAGAGTTCAAAACAATACCACAGAAGTAACGGCTGCCAACTGCTCTTCGGATGCCACTTCTCCTGATGGTTCTAGTTATCAGAACCGTGTCTACACTTTTGTAGACGAGGCCAATGACAACTTCCATTTGGCTGCATCAGACACAGGTGCAAAGGATCTAGGGGTCGATCTGAGCAGTGATTCTCGCTACGCCTTTAATACTGACATTGATGGAGAGACTCGCACCGCTCCATGGGACGTTGGAGCGGATGAAGTTGTTAGTGGTCTGGGTGGAACGCTAGGAGTTGCTGGAGAGACGGATTCTTCTCAGCAGCTTGCGCGGAATAAGAGTAAGGCAGTTGGTGTTAGCACTCAGACGGATACTGCTTTAGCTGTTACTGCTAGCAAAGGACGGACTCTGGGAGTTGCTGGAGAGACAGATTCTTCTCAGCAGCTTGTGCGTAGCAAGAACAAAGCAGTTGGTGTCAGCACCCAAACAGACGCTGCTCTAGCTGTTACTGCCAGCAAGGGTCGAACTCTAGGAGTTGCAGCAGAGACTGAATCGGCACAGTCTTTCAGTAGTGTCAAGAACAAGCTGATACAAGCACCCCTTGAGACCAATACAGCGCAGACATTAAATGCTGGTAAATCGAGGTCTGTTGCGACTACTACAGAAAGTGATGTAGCGCAGTCTGTTGGTCGTGCCAAGCGTAAAGATGCTGCTTCTGTTGCAGAGACAGACAATGCACAGAACCTTGCCCGTTCCAAGTCCAATATACTTGGAGTTGCTACACAGACAGACAATTCACAAACCATTGCACGTACTAAATCAAGAACTGTTGCTTCAGTTGTTGAGACAGATTCTGCGCTTCCTATTGGAACAGGTGCCGGCACATCATTAGGTGTAGCACAAGAGACAGACATCGCTCTTCCCATTGGGGCGCGTAAAGCCAAGGTACTCAACGTTGCTATTGAGTCAAATATTGTTATTGGGGTAGGGGTTGGTAAACGTAAATCCGTTGGTGTTGTTGCGGAGGTAGATCTGGCGGTTGCTTTCGCCTCTTATAAGAGCCGAGTTTTGGGACAGGTTGTAGAGATTGATGGGGCGGTTAGTGTTGCTACTGGTAAAAATTTGGTTATTGGGTTAGTTAGTGAGTCTGACTTGGCTTTGTCTATTGTTGTTCCAGGATTTGATAATGTTGCCACTTTTACAGCTGAGATTTTACAATCTCGTGGATTTGTAGTTGCTGTAGAAAGAAGCTATGCGACAGATTCATTTGTGATGACCGCAAAGAATTGGCCTGGATATGTGTAGTTGCAAAAAAGTATGAGGACTAAGGCATGAGTGCAGAGATTCATGTTGGTGATACCGGTACGAAGCTAGAATTGACAGTGTATGATGAGAACAACGCTGTGTTAGACTTGTCCGGTGCCACAACTCGTCAAATTACTATTGCTAAGCCTGATGGCAGTGTGATTACAAGAAGTGCAACACTGTCTTCAGATGGTACCGATGGCAAGATGTATATCACCAGCGCTTCTACTGATTTTGATATGCCAGGAGTGTATTCTATTCAGGGGTATGTTGTGTTTTCAAATGGTGAATGGCATACAGACATCACGACCTTCCATGTACATGAGAATCTGCCATGAAGATTGCAATTGACACACCGCCGACAGACTATCCGGTTAAACTATCTCAAGTAAAGAATTGGCTGCGCATTGATGAAAATGACAATACTGAAAATGCGCTAATAAGCCAATTGATCAGTGCAGCGACGGAGGATTGTTCTCGGTTTCTGAAGCGGACTATTGCACAAACTCAATACAGTTTATATCTAGATGCCTGGCCCACTGAAGAAACTATAGAGGAGATGTGGTTGTCTGGTCAATGGCAAGGTCCAAGCTATTCTCTGCCTGTGACTAAGAACTATGTGGAGTTGCCTATGCCGCCAGTGCAAAAGGTTGACGCTTTTAATGTGTTTGACAGTAGTGATAATGAGACACCTTATGGGGGTTCATGGTATCTTGACACAGCATCTTTAGTGCCACGGCTGTATTTAGCGAGCACCAGCTCAATTCCATTGCCTGGTCGAGCATATAACGGTATTCGTATTCAATACACTGCAGGGTATGCTAGTGGCAAGGTGCCTCCGGTGCTACAACAGGCGATTATGGTATTGATCTCATATGTGTATGAGCATCGAGGGGATGAAGACAAAGGGGTCGATCCTGTTGTAGCAAGTGGTGCCGCCAACATTATGCAACGCTATCGAATTGTACGGGTGTAACAATGAGTATCGGACGCATGCGTTGGCGGGTGACCATAGAGCAGCCTCAACAAACTCCAGACAGTTCTGGAGGAAGTGCGACAACCTGGGTGGCTGTGGCGACGTTATGGGCAGAGGTCCGCCCCACTAGTGGAGGCGAACGATACCGCGCTATGCGAGAACAGGGTTATACTTATTATAAGCTAAGGTTGAGGGGGCGCAAGGATGTGTCCATTACCACCAAGGATCGAGTGAGGATGGGAAGCAAGGTTTGGAATGTGCGTGAAGTCTATAATGAAGATCAGTTGAATCGTTGGATTACTGTGATTGCAGAAGAGGGGCCAGGAACGTGAAGCTGAAAGTTAAGGTGGAAGATTCAAAACTGGTTGCACAACTTAGGAAGCTGCCGGCCAAAACTGTTCTTCCTGTGAAGGAAGCGGTGCGCATGGGGGCGGAAGCTGTTCGTAACACAATGTTGGAAGGCATGCAGCGTGGCCCCCACAGTGGGAGATTCTATCGTGTGCCGGGGTATAGCAAAATGTACCAGGCTTCAGCTCCTGGAGAATATCCGGCTGTTGCTACTGGCAACCTCATCGCAAACATCAATGTAGAAATGGATAAGGATGGGTTGTCTGCAGATATTGGAGTGTTGGATACAGCAAGAGTTGATTATGCAGCCTATCTTGAATACGGCACGCGAAACATGGAGGCTCGCCCATTCATAGCCCCCTCATTTGAGGCTAACGAAAAAGAGATCAAACGCAATATTCAAAATGCGGTAAAGAAGGTGCTGAGTCGTGGCTAGTTTTATCGATGCCTTAAACAATGCAGTGTATGGTGCACTGACTGGAGACGCTACGCTAATGAGTATGGTGACTGGTGTGTACTCTCATGTCCCACAAGACACCAGCTATCCCTATATTGTAATCGGGGATGTGTCTTCTAATGACCTCTCCACTATGAAGGATGATGGTCAGCAATACAGTTGTAGGATTCATGTCTGGTCTCAGTACAAGGGAAGCTATGAAACAGCTACAATTCTTGATCGGATTCATACTGTTTTACACAGAACACAATTAAGTGTGGCTGGGGCAAATACAGCAACAGCAATGCTTGGAGGAGTGACATTGCTGCGAGATCCTGATGGATTGACGTGGCATGGTGTGGGAGACTTTACAATTACGGTGATGGAGTAGGCTATGGCTAAACAAATTCTACAGAATGCGCGTCTGTTCTATGGCGGCTATGATTTAAGTGGCAGCGCCAACGCGCTTTCAATCACGTATGGTGCAGATGTGCAGGAAAGCACAGTGTTGGTGGACACCTTCCGCTCCCGTCTTGGTGGATTGAAAGATGTCCAGTTTTCTCATGCAGGCTACTGGGATGACGCTGAAGATGCCACTTTGCACAGTGCGGTGGGAGGCAGTGAGGTTGTAACTGTGTTGCCTGCTACTGGTGCAGAGGGGGAGGTGGGGTACATCATTGATGCTGTGAATACTGAGTACAATCGAGAGGCCAGCATAGGGGAAGTGTTTGCCTTCACTCTCTCAGGCGCAGCTCGTGCCACTGGGCTGATTCGCGGCACAGTGTTGATCAATGCGCAAGGGATTACTGCCAGTGGTACAGGAACAGGGTATAATCTGGGTTCAGTAGCTTCGGGGCAGTCTTTGTATGCTGCGCTGCATGTGCTGTCAATTAGTGGTTCTGGGGCCACGCTGGATGTGTTGGTGGAATCTGATGTGGACAATACTTTCAGCTCTCCGGCCACTCAGATTACGTTTACTCAGGCCACTGCACAAGAGGCGCAGTTGCAGAGTGCTCCTGGTCCCATTACGGATTCGTGGTTCCGTGTGAACTACACTGTGGGAGGCACAAGTCCCAGCGTGGACTTTGCTGTTGTTGTTGGTATTAAATGAGGAGATGAAACATGGCTAAACTCGTATTGACGGACGCCTTTGTCAGCATTGGGGGTGCGGATCTCTCTGCTTTTGTGCGCTCTGTATCCTTCACCTATAATGCTGATGTACAGGACAGCACCACCATGGGGTCCGACACCCGCACTCGCTTGGCGGGGTTGAGGGACTGGAACATGACTGTGGAGCTGACTCAAGACTTTGCTGCCAGTGGGGTGGACGCCACGCTGTTCCCCCTGGTTGGAACTAGTGTGGCGGTGGAGGTGCGCCCCACTTCTGCAGCGCGGAGTTCCACCAATCCGGGTTACACGGGCAATGCGATTTTGTCTAGCTATCCGCCCATTGATGGTTCAATTGGAGATTTGCTCACTGCGAGCATTGAATTGCAGGGAGATGGGACGTTGACTCGCAATACGGCTTAATAGTTAGAGGAGGACACCAAAAATGGCTTTGACTCGTGATGAGATTCTGAAAGCTGATGACATTGAAATTGAGGAAGTGGAGGTGCCTGAGTGGGGCGGGAGTGTGTATGTGCGTGGGCTCACTGCGGAACAGCGCGATCAGTATGAGCAGTCACTGATTGTTCGCAAGGGTAAGAAGAGTGACATCAACCTTGTGAATGCCAGGGCTCGGCTGGTTGCGCTGACTGTCGTAGATGAGAACGGAGACTCCTTGTTTACATTGGCTGATGCGGAAGCGTTAGGTCAGAAGTCTGCAGCTGCGTTGCAGCGTGTGTTTGAGGTTGCTCAGCGTCTTTCTGGCCTCACTGAGGAGGATGTGGAGGAGCTCGTGGGAAACTGAGGAGCAACCCGGTACGTCGTATCATGTTCCGGGTTGCGCGTGATATAGGCTGTACTGTGGCTGAACTTGGAAAGCGGATGTCCTCTCGTGAGCTGAGTGAATGGATTGCGCTGTATAAACTGGAATATGAAGAACGACTGCAGGCTGAAAACATTGCGCGCGCACAAGCCAATACGGGCAAAGTGAGGAGCAAATAGATGGCAACATTAAAGCGTCTTGTGGTTCACATTGCGGCGGATGTGAAGCAGTTTGAGGCTGGCATCCGCAAGGCGCAGGCTGGGCTTAGCAACTTTGCTCGAAAGGCGGGCAGGTTCCTTGCTCCTCTTGGCAACACTCTGGGTAGGCTGAGCAAGATGGTGTTGTCACTGAAGGGCGCCTTTGTTGCCTTGGGGGCAGGGCTGGCGGGGCGCAGCTTTCTCAATGCTGCAAATACAACGGAACAGCTACAGGTACGATTGCAAGCGTTGTTGGGCAGTGTTGAAGAAGGCAACCGTCTTTTCAAGGACATGGCGCAATTTGCTGGACAGGTTCCATTTGAATACAAGGATATTATGGAGGCTGCCACCTCTCTTGCTGGGGTGATGCGGGGTGGAGTGGAAGAAGTCAATCAGTGGATGCCGATGATTGCGGATCTGGCGGCGGTGTCCGGCCTCTCCATCCAGGAAACGACCAGCCAGATTATTCGGATGTATTCTGCTGGTGCAGCTTCTGCGGATCTGTTTCGGGAACGTGGTATTCTGGCAATGCTGGGGTTCCAGGCCGGAGTCAGTTATAGCGCAGAAGAGACTCGCAAGCGGTTGATGGAGATATATCCTAGGGCTGAATGGCGCGGTGCGACCAAGGAACTAGCCAAGACGTGGTCTGGCATCATGTCTATGTTGTCAGACAAATGGTTTCAGTTCCGGGATAAGCTGATGAAGTCTGGCCTGTTTAATTATCTGAAAGCCATTGCAATGTGGCTGGATGAAAAGTTTGGTGCTGGTCTCGAGAAGAGCACCACGCTGGTTCAGCAGCTCTCTTCCATGTTGGTAAATGGATTGGATGCTGCGATTCGTGGCATTGGCTATATGGTGGATGGATTTCGGTCTATTTCGCTGGCGATAAAGCTGGTGCAGATTGCATGGGAGGGATTGAAACAACTTGTTTACGTGCTCAATATTGAGTTTAACAAGTTCTTTATTCGGGTGGCAGATCAATGGAACAAGTTTGCTGCGCTGGTAAAGAAGGCTTGGGCTTTGTTTGGGAAGGATGTGGATCTGTCTTTTAATGTGGATGTGGCTGAGGCTAAACTTGCGGAGTGGAAGCGTAAGCTGGAGCAATCTATCAGCACGGTTGATCAATTGAAGCAAGAAGCAATCGAGACCTTCAATAGCATCGGAGAAGGTGCCAAGTCTGCGGCCGAGGCAGCAGATGATATTAGACTGACGTTTGAAGAGCTGCAGCAACAGGATATGCTCAATGGGGTGGCTACTGGATTTGATAACATTGCAGTGAGTGTGGACAAAGCGGCTCAGGCGACGCGTGAATTGCAGGAAGCACAGAACAAGTTTGTTACGGGGGCAATGGAATACTACAGCCAGCTCAATCAAAGCATTAACAGTGCTGCACAGGAACAAGGTTATTTGGATTATCTGCTTGAGCGTGGTCTTATTAGTATGGATGAATATGCAGACCGCGTGTTCAAATCTATGGAAGCCTTGGAGGTGTCGATCGATGATGTTGCGGATCGCACTGACAAATGGAGCAAGATGCTAGATCAGGTGGCGGCCAATATTCAGGAAGGGATTACAGATGCCATCCTACAGGCGCGGTCGTTGTCTGATGTGTTGGATGGTGTCCTTGAGCAAATTGCGCGTATGATGGTACAGCGCTATATAACAGAACCATTGTATAATGCAATTGACAAGGGAATTCAGAACATCGGCACTTCCATGGGCTTTGGTGGAGGCAAGGCGCATGGTGGTCCAGTGACGGCTGGCACTGCCTATGTGGTAGGTGAGCAAGGACCGGAGCTGTTCGTTCCCTCCACCAATGGTGCTATTGTTCCCAATGGAGCAATGACTGCAGGTCAGGTCAACATCTATCAATCGATCAGTGTGCGAGGCACTGGAGACAAGGAACTTCAGATGAAGTTGGAAGAAGCAGCCAAGCGTGGTGCTGAACAGGGGTATGCCAAGGTTGCCAATGACCTGAGACGTAATGGTCCGCTGCGCAGGAGTATCCGCTGATGGCGATACTGACCTTTCCCAATATAAAGCCACAGCAAGTGCGTTGGGGGTTGCGCTCTCACACGCGCTATTTTGAATCTCCCTTGAATCGTTCGGTGCAGACTGTGGAATCCCCTGGCGCCCAATGGGTGGCGACATTGAAGTACACTGTGCTGAATAGAACAGACGCTGCAACAATGCGTTCTTTTCTGGTTCAGTTGCGGGGGATGAATGGTCGATTCTATCTGCATGATCACAGCATGGAAACTCCATTGGGCAACCCTAGTGGCTCGCCGGTAGTAAATGGGGCAGGACAGACTGGAAATACACTGAACACTACAGGTTGGTCTGCCAGTACGACTGGGTTGTTGTTGCCAGGGGATTATATTGGGATTGGCAGTGGAACCACTACAGAACTCAAACTGGTAACGCAACAGGTAGACAGTGACGCTAGTGGCAATGCGACGATTACATTTGAGCCCCCCATTCGCACTTCGCCTGGGGATGCCACCAGTGTAGTGTACAACAAGCCGACTGCAATCATGCGAGTGGTGAACGATGAAGAGATTATGTGGGATGTGATACCAGGTGATCTCTATTCTCTGACTCTGGAATGTATTGAGGCATTTTATGTATGAGTAGGGGAATGACCAGTGCGGCGAAACAGGCCGCGGACAGTGCACAGGTTGTTGCTATTGCTTTGGTCTACATGGACTTTTCTAGCGGGCCGCTATACTTAAACAGCAGTCCGTATACCATTAGTTTCAATAATCAGTCTTGGCTTGGGACTGGAGATTTGGGAAGCATTAGCGAGATTAGTGAGGAAGATGGGACAAAGGCCAATGGGATTAGTCTGCAAATCAGTGGTATAGATCCTGCTCAGATCTCTCTAGCGTTAAGTGAAAGCTATCAAGGCAGACAAGTGGACGTGTATGTGGGGTTCTTGAATGTTACAGATCACAGTTTGATCGCGGACCCCATACTGGCCTTCCGTGGACGTATGGATGTGATGAATATCACTTATGGAGAGACAGCCACTATTACAGTGCAGGCAGAATCTTACATGGCGGACTGGGATCGTCCCCGGATACGTCGTTATACGCACGAAGACCAACAGATTGACTACCCTGGGGATTTGGGGTTGGAGTTTATAGAACGAATTGTAGACCGTGAGATTACATGGGGTCGCAAATGAGAAAGGCAGATTGGGAAAAGCGGTTGATGATTACTATTGCTGCACACAAGGCCGCTCCATTCAAATGGGGGGTTTCGGATTGTGCATTGTTTGCTGCGGATTGCGTAGAAGCGATGACTGGCATTGACTACGCTGAGGATTTTCGCAATCGATACAAAACTGAGAAAGGTGCAGCCAAGGCATTGAAGCGTTATGGGGAGGGGGATCTAGTTTCGACTGTAGAGAAATACCTCAATCGTGTGCCTGGGGGTCTAAATTATGCACAACGGGGGGATGTGGTGGCGGCAGAGACTGAAGCCGGAGTTGCGCTGGGCATCTGTCTCGGCACCACCAGCGTATTCAAGACTCCAGACGGAGTGATCGGGCTCCCCACCAGTCAGTGCATTGCAGCGTGGAGGGTAGAGTAAATGCCTTCGGTTGTTGTTGGCGCACTGATTAGTACAGCAGCGGCTTACATTACTGGACAAATTGTAGCCACTGCGCTGTTGGGCTTCTTTGTTCGTTCTCTGATTGCAGGGGCTCTTGCCTATGTGGTTGGCAAGAAGTCTGCCCCGGGCAAGCAGCCACTGCCTGATCGACAAGCTGGTATTAAACGCATGGTGCGGTTGGCGGCTCAGCCACGTCGAGTGATCTATGGAGAGCAGCTTGTAAGTGGGGTGGTGGTGTATATCGGCACTACTGGCTCTACAAATAACTATCTGCACATTGTGTTGGCATTGGCGGGGCATGAAGTGGAAGAGATTGGAGATGTTTGGATTGGAGATCGTCTTAGCACAGATAGCAAGATTGCCAACCTTGTTAGAGTAAATAAGCATCTTGGTGCTGCAGATCAGGCTGCAGATGCTAATCTTGTGGGGGAGGTTCCAGAATGGACCAGTGATCATCGGTTGCAGGGGATTGCCTATGTTTATGTGAGGTTGCAGTGGGATCCTGATGTGTGGGTGTCTGGAATCCCCAATATTAAATGCATGGTGCGTGGTAAGAAAGTAAAGGATCCTCGTATACCACAAGGTACTCCTGCGTGGAGCAATAATTGGGCATTATGTGTGAGAGACTATCTTACCAGCAGTTACGGTCTCGGAGTACCAGAGACTGACATTGATGACACCTTTACCAATGCAGCGGCCAATATCTGTGAGGAGCTGGTTTTATATCCTAATCTTAAGCAGGTTGCGGATCAGATTGATGATCAGAGCACCACTACACACAGTTATGTTGGGTTGTCTTATAGTAAGTCTGCTCCTGATACTACTGACTATTGCTTTTCCGTCTATTTGAAGCAGGGCACTAGTGGAACCTCCTATATCACTCTCTATTTCTCTAGTGGTACTCCTAACTATGCTACACTGACCATCACCTGGGGCGCCACCCCTTCTGTTGCGACCAGCGGAGATGCCAACAACATCAGCGGCAATTTCACTAGTGTGGGCGGCGGCTGGTACCGCTTCTGGATTATTGCGGCAGATGCCAATGCTGACAATTCTACTATCACTGCACGCGTATGGCCCGCTACCCCCACTACAGCAGGGACTGTTATTGCGGACGGCGCACAACTAACTAATACCAGCACAGTGGTGGAATACTACCCCACTAATGGGACGGTGGGGCGAGCAGACCAAAATTTGTTGCTGTATTCCGATGATTTCAGTCAGTGGAGTACTGTGGGCACTATTGTAGTCACCACAGATACAGGCACCTGTGTGGCATATCACCAACAACGCTATACCTGTGACGGGGTAATTGAACTGAATCGAACTCCTGCAGATATACTAGATGATTTGGCCTCTGCCGCCAGTGGTGCGATTACCTATGTTCAGGGGAAGTATCGCATACATGCTGCAGCTTATGATGCCCCTGTGGCCTCGTTTGATGAGGGGGATCTTCGAGATCAACTAGAGGCCCAACCCCGTGCTTCTCGCAAAGACTTGTTCAATGCTGTTCGGGGCACCTTCATCAATCCAGTGCGAGACTGGGAGGTGACCGACTTTCCTCCCATCACCAATTCAACATATGAAGCAGAAGATGGAGGCCAGCGCATATACACTGACATTGAGCTTCCATTCACCACTGATGTGCATCGCGCCCAGCGACTGGCAAAGCTATTACTGGAGCGTTCTCGTCAAGCCCTCACTGTGCGGTTCTTTGCTAAGTTGTCTGCACTGGATGTGACTGTCATGGATGTGGTTCAGGTGTCTATTGCTGACATGGGCTGGAATAACAAAGAATTCCGTGTGCTGCAATGGACGCTGAGTGAGGATGGTGGGGTAGATATGTTGTTGCGGGAAGAGGCTAGTGCCATCTATGACTGGACCTATAATGATGGCAAGACTGAGGATCCTGCCCCTAATACAAGTCTACTTGATCCATCAACTGTACAGCCTCCAAGTGGGCTGACGCTTGCGAGTGGTGACAACCATCTGTTTGTGCAGAGTGACGGGACCATTATCAGCCGAATCTATGTAACCTGGAATGCTAGTCCGGACCCCTACCTGTATCGATATGACATTGAGTTCAAGAAGTCAACAGATCTAGTCTGGTATCCAGCTACCAGCACTACAAAGGATGTTACAGAAGCCTATATTGCGCCGGTGGAAGATAAGGTGCAGTATGATGTTCGTGTTTCTGCAGTAAATACTCTGGGGGTGCGCAGTACATGGGACATTATCACTGGACACACTGTAATTGGGAAGTCGAGTCCTCCTCCAGATGTAGATACCTTCTATGTAGAACGGCAGCCGGATGGCACACGAGAATTTTCCTGGACCTATTCTAATCCGCCACCAGACTTAGCTGGATTTGAAATCCGCTACATTAACGGAACGGGCACCTATACTTGGGATCAGCTAACTCCACTACATGAGGGGTTGCTGCAGAGCTCACCCTATGAAACTAATCAGCTCGCAGCAGGGCAGTATGTCTGTGCCATTAAGGCAGTAGACACTTCTGGCAACTACAGTACCAATGCTGTGTTTATCAGCAGCACGCTGGGGGATCCACGCATTGGTACAGCACTGGCTTCTGTTGTGGAACAACCCAATTGGCCTTATACAAAGACCAATTGTCGTGTGGAAGAAGACGGATATCTTTGGGCAGATAACACCACCACCTGGGATACTCTCCCCGCCACCTGGGATGAGTGGACCAGTTGGCATTTCAGTGCAGTTTCATCCTTCACCTACCAACATGGACAGACGGATGATACTGATGCAATTGATCTGGGGGCGGACGTAGCGGTGGAGCCGCTTACCGATTATACTTTGAATGACTGTACAGTGGTCACTGAGTACGCCTGGCGCAAAGAAGCAGATACTTCTTACAGCGCCTGGACACAGAACCCTGGAGTGATTACTGCACGTTATATTCTAGTTCGAGCAACATTCACTCCGACCACTGCACTGGCTCATGTGCGTAGTATGCGCACCCTTGTTGTTGCAGACATTAAGACAGATGATATCACAGATCTGGATACTTCAACGTTGACAGGTAGCTATCGAATTGGTACAGGTGATGTAAGACTTCCCATCACCAAGTCATTTCAAATTATCTATGTGGTGAATATTGCGCTACAGAATGTGGGCGCGGGATGGTCTTGGGAATTGGTAGACAAAGACACTTCGGTTGGCCCCCGTATTCGTATCTACAATGCAAGCGGGGTGTTAGCAGACGCTGTAATAGACGCAACAGTTAAAGGAGCAATATGATATGGCTTGGCCTGTTGATGACATCAATCTGACTAATACTGATCAGGGGTCAGATGACCCGTCTCTGGCACGTACTGATCTTAACATCACTCAGCAACGACTGAAGGAGGTTATCGCTGGACGGGGTACCGCGGATGGAGTCTGTGATCTCGACTCCAGCGCCAAAGTGCCAATCTCGCGCCTCCCCACTGTAACTGTGCCTTATGGAGGAACAGGGGTCACTTCTATTACTACTTATGGCCTGGTATACGGTAACGGGACAGGTGCTGTAGGTGCAGTGGCGCCGGGCACTAGTGGCTACTTGTTGCGCAGTAACGGCACTGGCAGCCCACCTGACTACACCAATAGCACAGCTTATGTTTCTGCTAACGACACCACGCCAGGGTATTTGAATGGTAAATTGGTTGCCGGCAGTGGTATTTCGTTAACAGAGAACAATGACGGGGCAAACGAGACGCTGACTATTGCCAATACTGGGGCGCCACCTGGAAGTATTGGTGGCACGGAATTGCGGCAAGCAACTTCCGGTACATATCAAGTTGCGGCATCGGATACTGTTGCATCCACATTTTCGACTAGTTTTGTTAAAGTGAAAGAAATACGTACACCTTATGGAGGGACGTTTAATATATATTTCCAGTTACAAGGCAATGGTGGTGGTGGTGGAACAGGATACGTGCGGATTTATCTTGATGGCGTGTATGCTGGATATGAATTTTCAAATAGTTCAAGTGGTTTCGTAACATACACTCAAGACGTAGTTGTTGGTTCTGATGGTCAATTAATTCAATTGTACTTAAAGACGACTGATGTTTCTTATAGCTCTAGCGTACGATATTTCAGAATACGTGAAGCAGATCCTACAACTGTTTTTGCTGTGGTACTGTAGGGGAGAATAATAATGTATGCATTGATCGATGATAACAATATAATTTACGATATTGTCAGTTGTGTGCCTGAAGATAATACTCTACATGTGCATAAACTGACACCCGAACAACTTGCTACAATTAATGATAGCACTTGCGGTCATGCTGGGTTTATGCTTGTTAATGGCGATTTAATATATAGGGGAGTGAAAGCAAAGACTATAATTGGTCCTCCAGATGGATTCACTCCTGTTCTAGCACCTGAACAAAACCCACACGAAATTGGATTCTTTGGAAATATTTGGGTGCGAAAATTATACTTTCCAACAAAGGAACAGGTATACGAAGGTCACAAACATTCGCATGATCATGTATCATTGCTAATATCAGGTTCGGTCAAGGTAGAGGTTGAAGGCTACGAACCAAAGATTTTCAAAGCGCCAACGTATATTATTATTCGTGCTGAGTATGAACACAAAATCACAGCACTTGAAGACAATACTTTGTGGTGGTGTCTACATGCGATGAGAACTGAAGAAGGTGAGGTTGAAGAACTGTACACAGAATACAATGATCCATTAAGTGGGGGAAGAATTAAATCTATGTGATCATTAAAAGCACAGGATATTAGCAATGCCAAAATTCTCTTCCATCTCTAACGAACGGTTGAACACCGTTCACCCCCAATTACAAACACTATTTCGTACAGTGGTGCTCAGACATGACTGCTCCATTATATATGGCGTGCGTACTTTGGAAGAACAAAAGCGTTTGGTGATGCAGGGGCTGTCCCGCACGATGAATAGTAAACATCTCATGCAGCCAGACGGCTACGCTCACGCTGTAGATGTGGCTCCGTACCCCATTGATTGGAACGATACAAAACGATTCTATTACTTTGGAGGCATTGTTCTAGGGACAGCGGACATGTTAAACATACGTGTTCGTTGGGGAGGAGACTGGGATCAGGATGATGATCTCTCAGATCAAAGGTTTATGGACTTGGTGCATTTTGAACTCTCAACCTGAGGAGAAGAAGGGGTGGAAAGTGGAGTGCAACAATTTTATGATCAAATCATCTCCCCCTTAGTTAAATATGCTGCATTGGCATTGGCTGGGGTGGTGGGCTTTCTGTTAAGGTTCTTATTTATGCGTACAATGCAGCGTATTGATCGAGTGGAGGCAGATATGGAAAACAAGGCATCAGTAGAGGATGTTCAACGACTAGCGAAGAGTATCGATCAAAGCATGGATCGGATGGTGGAGCTAGAGAAAGATCTAGTACGGAGGATTGATGATGTGTACAGACTCTTGGTTGAAATCAGTCATCGTAATGGTATTTCTTCTCGTCCCAATAATGGGGACCGCCGGTGAGAAAGACTATGTGCTGCAGAATTGTTCTGGCATTGTGGAATATCGGCTGCCAGATCT